GCTCGGGCTCTCTGCGCCCGATGCGAACGCGTATTGCGGCGAGCAGTTACTGCGACTCCAAACGCGCGGTGTGGCGGACACCCAAACGTGGGAACAGGATGTGGCTCCTCGATTGGTCGAGCGGGCTGTGACCGGTGATGTGGATGAAGCGGCGTAGCGCCGCACGAGGTGACACCATGAAATCTCTACTCTTGCAGGCGCTCTCTCACGTGTCGGTGTGGGCGGTGCATCCGCCGGTACTTCGGGCCATACTCCAGGCCGCGCGCGATGAAAATGGGGCGAATGCCATCAAGTCGGTTGTAGCCGGTCGGATGGAAACGGTCACCGCTCCGCCGCCGCCAGGCGTGGCCGTGATTCCCATTCGCGGCATTCTCGAACCGTGCCGGTCCTTCTGGTCGGAGTACTGCGGGGGCACGTCGATGGACGGCCTTCGCGCGCAGTTCCGGCAGGCGCTGGCCGATGACACGATCAAGGGCATCGTGTTCGACGTGCGGTCTCCTGGCGGCGATGCCACGGGCGTCGAAGAGATGGCCACTGAGATCTTCAAGGCCCGAGGCAAGAAACCGATCGTGTCTGTCGTCAACGTCATTGCGGCCAGTGGCGCGTACTGGCTGGCGGTCCAAGCTGACGAGGTTGTGGCCTTGCAGGCGGCCGGGTCGGCCGGGTCAATCGGCGTGTTCTCGTGTCACGAGGACGTCTCGAAGTGGATGGAGGAGACGGGCGTCGCCCTCACGTTCGTCCAGGCCGGCGCATTCAAGACGGAGGGCAACCCGTACGAACCGTTGTCGGAGGAGGCTCGCGCGTTCATTCAATCGCAGGTCGACGATGTCTACGGCCGATTCGTGGCGGGCGTGGCCCGCGGACGCGGGGTGACGCCGGCGAAGGTCAAGGCGGACTTCGGGCAGGGGCGGTGCTATCTGACGCCGCAGGCGATCGCCGTCGGGATGATCGATCGACAGGGCGCGAGTGACGACGTGGTGACCCGCGTGATGGCTGGACGCGGACGGCGTGTCGAGTCTGATAGCGGAATGCTCCAGGCCTCCAGCGGTGATCCCGCGAGCCTGTCTACGTCGAGCGCCGCTGCGTCGCAGGCGTGTGACTGCTCGCCGGATTGCCCCTGCCAGAAGAGCGGGCAATGCGAGCCTAGCTGTCCCACCTGTGAGCCCGACTGTCCGTGCCTCCAGCCGGCCGATGGTGACGGGGAAGATGCCGGCCAAGCGCACGCGCAGACGCAGGCGGCGCGACTGAGCGCCAACCCCGACGACGTGCAGCATGATCGTGACTGGCTTGAGATGATCTGAGAGTGGTGAAGGGGGAACACGATGACGATTGAACACCGGATGATCTTCGCGGTCAGCGATGTGCTGGCCATCCGTATGGAGTGTGCGAGGTGCCACGCCGCGGTTAGCTGCAAACTCGACCAGACGATCTCGGTGCCAGACGAGTGTCCAGGATGTCACCAGACGTGGCGGGATCGTGCATTTCCACAGGCAGAGAACCAAGTCCTTGAGCGGCTTATTTCAGCGATCAAGGCCATGCGCGAGGTTGAGCACGCCAGCGGGATGAGGTACGGATTGCGTCTCGAATTCGACGCGCCACGGATCCTAGGGCTCACCCATCCTGACCCGCGCTGAGGAGGAGACGAACATGCTCATCATGACCTGGTATCGGCGAATGTTGAACCGGCGCGAGGCGGACCGCCGCCGGCGCGCCTGGCAGCGGTTGTCGCCAGAAGCACAGGCGGCGCTCCTGATCGATTTCATCGGCCGCAACAAGAGCCTCCGGCGCGATCTGCGCCGGGCGCTCGGCATTCACGCCGCCGGCAAGCCGGATGTGTCGGTGGAGGTGTAGATGCCACAACGTGGGCGGCGATCAAGGGACGGGGCTCCAGCCCATCGCCGGATTTGGATCCGAGTCACCTCGCGCGAACGCGAGGTGCTCGATCGCGTAGCGCGGGCAAACAAGACAACGCGATCGGACGTGATTCGTGCCGCGGTGAATGACTACATCGACGACTGTGCCGATGGTTCACTGGGAATTCTGTCAGCACGAAATTCCAAGCGTGTGCGAGGATAGGCACAACTGAACGGACTGCGTGACGCCGGCTCCATCGAGTCCGCCGGCACGCGAGCCGAGAACCAGACAGACACGCACTCCAACGAGGCGCGTGTTCATCAGCAACGGGTCGGGGCTCCATCGAGAACCGATTCGAAGCTCATGGGCACGCGCTTCTTTGTTTGTTGGAGCGCCAACCGGGAGTAGAACGATGAACCGATTGCTGCAGCTTCGACAGGCCGTGGCCGATAAGGACGCCTCGCTCATGGCGGCCAAGGCGGCTGGCAAGGCGGCGCTCGACGCCGGCCAGAAACTGACCGACGACCAGCGCCAGGCCGTCAAGGGTGCCCAGGTGGACCTCGACGCCGCCAAGGCCGACCTGGCTGATTACGAGTCCATGCTCGCCGATGAACGGCACGCCGGATCGGCCACCCAGACCGCGCCGAAGCCGACCGCTCCCGTGCATATGCTGGTCACCGACCGCACCGAAGACGACCCCAAACGCGGTTTTCGCACCTCGCGCGAATTCTGCCTGGCCGTCATGCAGGCGTTCAAGTCCGGCATGGCCCGGATGGACCCGCGCCTGAAGCCGCTCGCCACGGCGGGCTCTGACGAACAGTCGTCCACCAGCGACCCGTACGGCGGGTTCCTGATGCCGATCGCGTTCAGCCCCGACGTGCTGAGCATCCAGGGAGAGGGTGACCCGACGGTGCCATTCACGCGCAAGCTGCCGATGGATGCGCCGATGGTGAAGATCAACGCCCGCGTCGACAAGGACCACAGTTCGAGCGTGTCGGGCGGCCTCCGGGTCTACCGCCACTCCGAGACGTCCGAAATCGCCTCGTCCCGCGCGCAGACCGAGCAGCTCTCGTTCGATGCCCATGAGCTGATGGGACTGGCTGTTGCCACAGAGAGCGTGCTCACCGATTCGCCGAACGCGTTCATCGCGCTGATCTCCGATGGGTTCCGCGACGAATTCGCCGCGAAGCTCCTGAACGAAAAGCTGAATGGCGTGGGAGCCGGTGGCCAGTTCCTCGGCGTGATGAACTCGCCCTGCAAGATCGCCGTCGCCAAGGAGGCCGGACAGACCGCAGCCACCGTCGTGGTCGCGAACATCGACAAGATGGCGGCTCGATGCTGGCGCTACGGGAGCGCGATCTACCTGGCCAATCACATGACGCGCCCGCAGCTCAAGGGGCTGACCCGCGCGGTCGGCACCGGCGGCAGCGTCGTGAATTACTTCACGACCGACCCGAACGGACAGGAGCGGCTCGACGGTCGGCCGATCTTCTTCACCGAGTTCGCCAACGTGCTCGGCGCAGAAGGCGACCTGATCCTCGGCAACTGGTCCGAGTTCATCGAAGGGCTCTACCAGCCGCTGCAGCAGGCGGAATCGATTCACGTCCGATTCGTGAATCACGAGCGGGCCTTCAAGTTCTGGCTCCGCAACGCCGGCATGCCCTGGTGGCGCTCGGCGCTCACCCCCAAGAAGGGCGACACGTTGTCCCCGTTCGTCACCCTCGCGGTCCGCTCGTAGCGGGCGCCGCATTCTGATGCACTGACGAACTGAGACGCCGGCCTAAGAAGGAGAAATCGATATGGCTTCTGCAGTGACTTCCGAAAAATGCCGCGCGAACGTCGCGCAGCGCACGTATCTTCACGACCCGGCTGACGCCACCGTGGTTACCAAGATTGCCTGGGTCGACATGGCGCTCTTCGAGAGCATCCTCGTCGCCGCGATGTTCATCTCCGGGACGGGCATCTTGACGTTCAAGTTGTTCGCGTCCGAATCCTCAACGGGCGCTGGCTCGCCCGTCGAAGTCAAGGTGCATGCCGATCCGACCGTGGCCGATGCGGCGGGCGACATGGTCGTTCTTGAGTTGACGTCCGACGAGCTCGCGAAGCTCGGCTCGGATGCCGGCGTCGATCTGCGCTATGTCAGCGCCGAACTCGACTGCGACCACGCGGATGACAAGGTGGCGGTCACCTACACCCGCATGCGCCCGAAGTTCGCGTACTCCGGCCTGACGGGCGACGCGATCGCGTAGTCCCACTGTTCGTCGTCCAGGTCGGTCGGCGCTCGGGCGTCTCGCCGACCTGGACACGCCGCTGGAACCACCGCGGCGGAACCTGAAGTCCCGTCAGCGCCCGATGGGTTATGGAGTGAAGACATGGTCACGAAGGTGAAATCCTACTGGTCCGGCGGCAATCTGCACTTCGCGGACAATTGCGGTCACGACCTGTTCGTGTTCGATGCCGAGACCAACACGGTCATCATCCCGTCTGGCAGCGCCATCAACATCAAGTCCGGTGCCACGCTCCAGAACGATGGCGTGGACATGGATCTGTCGGCGGGTATCGCCACGGCGACGACGTCGACCACGGGTGAGCTGAATACCCTGCACAGCGTGACGCCGGGCACGGTGGCTGCCAGCAAGGCGGTCGTCGTCGACGCCAACAACGACGCCTCGGGCTTTCGCAATGCTAGCGGCACGGGCCGCGTGTCGTTTGCGACGGCCACGCTGTCCGCGCTGCCCACGGTTGACCCGGTCTCGGCGGGCGTGCTGTGGAATGACAGCGGCACCGTCAAGGTCTCGGCTGGCGCGTAAGGGCCATGCCGCTCTCGCAGGTCGCCGCGCCGTCGTCGCTCCCGGTCACCCTGGCGTCGGCGAAGCTGCATCTGCTTGTCGGCGCCTCGATTGACGATGAAGACGACGAGATTTCCCAGGCGATCGCGGCGGCTACCGAGCGCGCCGAGATCGCCACACAACGCGCCGTGATGCTGCAAACATGGGATTTCGTGCTTGACGGATTCCCTCACGAGGGGTGGATCGAACTTCCCAGGCCGCCTCTCGTGAGCGTGACGTCGGTCAAGTATGTGGACCCGTCTGGAGCGATCCAGACCTGGGCGCCGTCGCCGGCGACGGGTGGGTATCTCGTGGATGCCCCCGCCGGCCCACGGTGCCGACGTGGTCGCGTGTGTCTGCCGTTCGCTGGCGTCTGGCCGGTCACCATCGGGCAGGCTGCCAGCGTCACCGTCCGGTTTACGTGCGGCTACGCGAGCGCGTCGGCGGTGCCGGCGTTACTGAAGACGGCCATCTTTCTCGACATTGGCACGCTCTTCGCGAACCGTGAGGGCATCCTCACGAGTGGACGCGAGCAAGCCGTTGAACTTCCGATGGGCGTGCGGGAGATCTACCGCCAGTTCCGCAGTCATGGCACGCAGCGCTCGAGCCTGGCGCATCCCTGGGGGATCCGCTGATGGCTGAGAGCACAGGACGGATGCGCGAGCGCATCGTGATCCTCAGGAACGATCCGGCGGTCTTGACGGTGTCGAGCCTGACGCGGACAGCGTCGGTCGCGACGGCGACGACGAGCGCCGCACACGGTCTGACGTCTCGCGACTATGCGACCGTCGCTGGCGCCACACCGGCGGCGTACAACGGACGCCATCAGATTACGGTGACGAGCCCGACGACGTTTACGTTCGCCGTCTCGGATGTGCTCGTGACCCCAGCGACGGGGACGAAGACGGCGGTGTATGTCAGCGACGCGCTCGGTGCGGCCCTCGTGCCGTGGCGGACGCTGGACACCATTCGAGCCGAGATGATGCCGTTGCGTGCCTATGAGCGCATGCAGATGCAGACCATTCAATCGACCGTCGCGTACCGCTTCCGTGTCCGGGCCCGCGTGGACCTGAACGCGCGGCAACGAGTGCAGTGGACGCCGTCGTGGCCGCCAGGCTCTGCCACGCTGTTGTTGGAGATCACGGGCGTGATCCCGGTTGATCCATCGGGGCGGTGGCTGTTTCTCGAATGCTCGATGACGGGGCAACCATGAGCACTGGAGACACCGCCCTGCCGGACGTGCAGGAGTCGGTCATTGCACGCCTACGGTCAGATGCGACGCTCCAGACGCTTGCGCCGGGTGGCGTATGGGACTACGCGCCCATGGACCCGGTGTTTCCCAACGTCGTCGTTGAGGATGCGATGGAGACGTCAGCGGACACGTTCGGGAGCGGATCTGGTTCGCAGGGCCGTTCGGTGATGCTGACGCTCACGGTGTTTTCACTGGCGCAGGGCCGGGCGGAGCAGTTCGTCATCCTTCGCCGTCTCGTGCGCCTGCTCCGACACCAGGATCTCGCCATCGACGGGTGGGACCACCTCCTAACGGAGTTCGTCGGCGCGCATGCGATCAGTCCGTTCGCGATGGGTGACGGGCGCGCGGGCGCGACGACGGTCAAGCTTCAGATCGACGTGAGGCAACAGTAATGGCACGCACGACAAACAGAGGCCCCAACGCGGCATTGGCGTCAGACCTGTGTGGGGCAGACTTTATCGCCACCGAGCGACTGAGCGACATCCACGACACGACGCTCGCAGAGGCCGGCGAACGGTGTGATCGGGTGGCCGTCACGTCATTGCCGGACTTGCTACGGCAAGGGGCGATTGTGCCGGCATCAGCTCCGGCGCCGTCGCCGGAGAACGGAGCGTAAGCATGGCACAGACGTACGCCAGTAAGGACGTGGGATTCTTTCTCGTGAGTGGGAAGCACGTCCTCGGGGGTCGCACGGAAATCATCGTCGATCGCGAGGCCAAGATCGAGGAGACGACCGACTTCGGCATCGACTGGAACACCTTCGGCGATACGGGCGGTCGGGGGGCCACGCTCGCGCAGAAGGGGTTTTTCGACGCGGCGACGGATCGGGAGAACGACGCGATCTGCGGCCAAGAGGGTGCGAGCCATGTCATCTGTATCGCGCTCTGCGGTAACGTGGCTGGCCGCGTCATGCTGGCCCTGGCTGGTGCGCTCGCCGCAAAGTACAAGCGCAGCCTCAATCTAGGCGTCTTCCACAAGTCAGAAGCCAACTGGTCTGTTCAGTCGGCCGCAGACGACGCGACGATCATCGCGGCGCTGGCGGCGGTCACGGCCGACGGCAACACGCAGGCCCTGAGTATCGATAACGGCGCGTCGAGCGCGAGTGGCGGCAACGCCTATCTGCAGGTCACCGACCTCTCGCTTGGCGGTTACACCAGCCTCACCGTGAAGCTGCGGCATAGCACCGACAACGTGACCTTTACGGATCTGCTCACGATGACGGCCGTGACAGGCGCCCAGACAGCAGAAAAGAAAACCGTCACCGGGACGGTCAACCGGTACGTGGCGGCGTCGCATGTGTTCAACGGTGCCGGCGCGGCGCATTCGGCCACGTACGTGCTGGGCTTCGCGCGAGCGGCGTAAGCCACACAGCGCCCCGAAGTGGGGCAGGAGAGCAGAATCATGAGTGTGCTGAATTGTGCGTCCAAGGACGTCACGATCACGTTTGGTGGCACCGATGTCACGTCGATGCTCGATCCCAAGGCCGACGTCGACCGTGAAGCGATTCTCCAGGAATCGACCCCATTCGGCGTCGCGTGGCCGACGTTCCTCGACAGCGGATCCAAGCAGATGGCACCAATGACGCTCGGCGGCATTGAGGATTTCACGGCGGGGATCGGCAGCCGCGCCAAGTTCGCCGAAGGCACGACGGCCACGTTCGTCGTGACCTACGGCGGAGCCAAGTCCACCAGCGTCACCATGATCGTGCAGAAGTACAAGAGCATCCTGGCGCCCAAGAAAAGCCACGCCTTTGAAGTGGTGCTCCAGCCATCAGGCACGGTCACTGAAAGCTGATCGTTGGCGAGGCTGTGCCTCGTCTCCGAGCGTCGTATCCAGATGGTGATGTTGGATCCCCCGGCATCACGACCGCTGTCCGCGTCGGGAAATAGCGCGGAACCTTTACCGGGGGATCTATGCCAATTCTGAAGCCGTCACAAAAGCGACTCGACATTCCAGGCGAGCCGGGCGAGTTCGTCGTCATTCGCCGCCTCTCGAGCCTTGGGTCACTCGACAGTTCGAAGATGACGTATGGCAGCCCTGAGCGCCTCACGGAACTCGGTCGCTTTCTCTCGTCTGGCATTGTCGAGTGGAGCTACAAAGATGAACCAACGATTGATGTGATCGCGGGCATCCCGAACAAGCAGGGCGTGCGAGAGGGCGGGTTGCATCCGAAGACCTCGCTGTGGTTGCTGCGCGAGCTGAACAAGTATGCGGAAGGCGAGGAGACCGACGCCGACCGTTTTCCCGGTACCTCGACTTCGACCGGATCCTAGACGGCGAGGTGCCAGCGCAGTCGCGCGACGAGCCGTGGCTGTCTCGCGTCTGTGAGGAGTTCGCGTGCACGCCGCTGGTGGCGGTGCATGAACTCGAAACGGATCCCGAACACTGGGTCGAACGCATCCTGGAATACCGGTCCTACGCCCGCACCAGAGCCGCGTTCGACCGATGCACGGATACGAAAGATACGCCCACAGGATGGTGGGCCACGTGGGTCAAACGCATCATGCTCGCGCGTATGCAGAATGTGACCCGGTATGAGGACCTCAGCGCATGGCCGACTTTGTGACGTTGCATATCGTCGGCGGAAACCAGTTCGTGATTGACCTGGTGGAGTGGGGGCAGACCCTGCGATTGAACGCGAAGGTCTCAGCCTTAGAGGCGGCGGCACGCATTGCTGAATCAGCACGTACGTTCTGGTCGAAGCATGAAAAGACCGGACGCCTCGCGGCGAGCATCAGCATCACCGCGGTCGAAGATGACGGCGTCATCTTCCAGTATCGTGTGCGGTCAGACGACCCGAAGGCTGGGCTGTTCGAATTCGGCACGAACAAGATCCGTCCGATCAACCGGTCCTCCTACTTCTCCCCGCGCGTCACCTCACGCCGTCTCCGTGGGAGCGAGACGCCCTACCGTGCGCATCGGCGGGTGTTCTTGCCGGGCATCGGATTCCGTCAGATCACCAACACAGGCCAGATGCCTGGACATCCGATGTGGATTCCTACCGCTGTGCGTGAGCGCGGCCAGTTCATCGCCACTCTCGCGCGGCTGATTTCCGAACCCGCGCCTAAGATTGGCAACGGCCGGTCAGATGTCATGGGGGTGGCGTAATGCCTCTCTCTGCACGTATCGGGGCCGATTTCGGAGAGCTCAACGCCGCGCTCGACCAGTGCGTGGTCAAGATCAAGACCGCGTCTGAGGTCGCCGCCGGAGCGGGTAGGCGATTCAACCAGATGGTGGACCAGTTCGACGGCACGAAGATCCAGCGTGAAGCCACGATCATGGTCGACGCCATCGACAAGCTGGGCGGCGCGACGACGCTGACGGCGTCCGAGCAGGCGAAGGTCAACGTGACGCTCCAGGCGGCGATTGAGAAGTACCACGTCATCGGACAAGAGGTGCCGCCGAAACTTCAGGCGATGGCCGATGCCACGAAGCGCGTGGAGGCCAACACGCGGGAGCTATCCACCGCGGCGCAGTCGTCGACGTCTGTGTATCGCGAACTCGCGGCCACGCTCGGGATTGGTCTCGGCGCAGGCGCGGCCGTGATGGGCGTGCGGGAGCTCGTCAGTTCGATGCTGGCATTCGGAGACCAACTACAGGCGACGTCCGAGAAGACCGGGATGAGCGTCGAGCAGGTACAGAAACTCGCGCACGTGGCCCAGCAGTCCAGCACAACGCTGGATGCGATGGCAGGATCCGCCCAGAATCTCCAGCAGCGTTTGGGCGACGGCGACGACAGCGCCGCTGGCGCGATGGACAAACTCGGCGTCAACGCACAAGCGTTTCTCCAACTCGACACGTATCAGCAAATGATGGGGCTGTCTGACGCGATTCGAGGCGTGCAGGACCCCACTGAACGCGCCGCAATTGCCGCAGACCTGTTCGGCAAGACGTGGAAAGAGATCATGCCGGCGCTGACGAGTGATATGCGCGCGCTCGGCGAATCCGCGTCTCTCATGAGCAAAGAGACGGTCGCCATGCTCGACGACGCTGGCGACGCGTGGGACGCACTGAAGACCAAGGCGACCGTGTGGACGGCGGAGGTTTACGTCGGTGTTGTGAATTTTGTGGCGAATCTGATCGCCGCGCTCGACAAGGGTGAAGACGCCGTCACGTCGTTTCAGAAGATCTGGCTGGGACTACGTGGAGACCTGGCTTCCCCGTTGCCAGCGATCAAGGGCGATCAATTCGGGGCCCCCCTGAGCGCGCACAACCTGTCAAGGGATGAGCTGAAGAAGATCTACGCCGAAAGTCGGGCGCTGTATGAAAAGGGGGATAGAGAGCTTGCGGCTGCTGAAGAGAAGAATGCGGCCAAGTTAGCAGAGTACACGGCTCGAATCGCGGAATTCGAATCCGGCGCTGGCCAAAGCCATAAGCAGTTCTGGTCGATGATGCTCGCCGACTCGGACAAGAGCGAGCTGGAGTACATCGCGAATCTCGAAAAGCTCTGGGCCGGCATTGAGACCGGCCTGGACGCGGCGTGGCGCAAGGGCGTGGACCGTCAGCAGGACGCCTTCGACCAGCTCGGCAAGCAGACCGACGACTGGCTCGCGAAGTATCTCAAGATGGGCGAGCAGCAGGCGCAGGTCGGCGTGAAGATCACCGACAACGCGACCGACTGGACCAAATGGGGCAATGTGGCGGTGTCCGCGCTGAACGAAGCCAGCCGGGCGGCCGAGATGGCCGGCCAGAAGACGGCCTCTGTGCTGACGTCAATCGGCAGCAGCATGTTGCAGGCGGGCATCAACAGTAAGGGCAACCTGTGGGCCATTCTCGGCGCTGGGGCGGTGTCGGGACTATCGGCGCTGTCTGGCGCGATCTTTAAGGTCGAGGGCCGAAAGGTCAACGACATGCGCGACGCGTTTATCGCGGCGCAGGGCGGGTTTGCGGCGCTGAACGAGAAGGCGCGCCAGGCGGGCACCACGCTGTGGGCCCTGCTGAACACACAGAGCCTCACCGCCTACACCGCCGCCGAGAAAGCGTTGACGGCCGCGCTTGACGTGCAGAACACGAAGTTGCAGCACCAGGCCGACATCCAGAAACAGATCCTCGATACCCAGTCGCAGATTGACGCGGCCGCGAAGGCGACGATGCCGACGTGGGACACCATCTCGAAACTCGCGTCGAAATACGGGATCGACGTCGCGGCGGCCGGGTCGGGCATCCAGCAGATGATGGTCTCGGCGAACGCGACGTCGGTCCTCAATGAGTGGCAGCAGTGGGCGAAGGCCGGCGGGGATCTCAACATCTTCGCGAAGGCCTCGGCTGGCAGCTTTCAGGAGTTGGTCCAGCAGGCGCAGAAGTTCGGCGTGGCCTTGCCGGAGAATATGCGCGGCACGATTCAGAGCCTGATCGACCAAGGCCTCCTGCTGGATGCGAGCGGCAAGAAGATCACGGACCTCGCGAGCCTCTCGTTCGGGCCCGCCATACAGACCGAGCAGGAGCGGCTTGAATCCGCGCTCGGCGACCTGACGTTGGCCTTGCAAGGCCTGACGACTGAGTTGGCGACGTTGTCCGGCAATCCTCCCGTGGTGGTGGCGGCCACGTCCGCCGGCCCAGGCGGATCCGGGTCGGGCTTGGCCATCAGCAAGCAGGCCTCTGGTGGCGACTACGTCGTGAGTCGCCCCACGCTCTTTCTGGCTGGCGAGGCCGGGCCGGAACGCGCAACGTTCACCCCGATGGGCAAGGCGGAATCCGGTCGGGGTCTCGGCGTCACCATTCACATCAATGCGCTGGATTCGATGAGCGTCCGTGAATGGCTCAAGCGCGGAGGCGCGCGCGAAATCACCGACCAAATCGTGCCGTTACTCCCAGCACGGGTCAAATTTCGTGTGGGGGACTAGCTGATGGCGGCGACGTACGAGTTCTGCATTGGCGGCGTGATCAAGACGATGCGTCGCGGTTGGTCGCTCGACTCGGCCGCGAACAGCCGCGACACGCTCCAGGCTGACATCGTGTCGAGTGACGCGTCATACCGTCCTGCGTCTGGTGCGGTTGTCGTGTTCTCAGAGAAGGTCGCAATCGCCACCTCGTCAAACGCGAATCCCACGCACATCGTTACCGCCGAGCCGCATGGCATCGTGACAGGACAGACCATCACCGTGGCTGAGCATAGCGTGGGCGGCATCAATAGGGTCGCCTTCGCCACACGCGTGAGTGCCACCGAGTTTACGATCCCCGTGGCGTCAACGGGCGGGTCTGGCGGAACCGTGGCCCGTCGCCTGATTGGTGGGCGCATCGAGACGCCAAGTGAAGCGGGTCTGGGTGGG